TGCTGAAACAGTGGGGCGCGGTGGATGCCGTGCCGCTGCGCTTTGCCGGTTCCTTCCAGCGTGACGACACCGGCGACACCTCCGCCGTGGAAGTCACCCTGCGCGGACGCCATAAAGAAATGGATTTTGGCGAGTACAAACAGGGTGAAGACACAGAAACCAAAATCACCACCCAGTGCACCTATTTCAAGCTGGTGATTGACGGCAAGGACGTGATTGAAGTCGATACCGTGAACATGGTGGAAATCGTCGGCGGCGTTGACCGCGTGGCGGAGCACCGCAAAAACATTGGCCTGTAATCCGTAACCCGCGCCGGACTCCGGCGCAAAACCTCAACTTTGAATAAGAGACACCGCTATGTCAGAACAGAATGAAAACATCGTTATCCTGGAAGAACCGATCAAGCGCGGCGACACCCTGATCACTCAGATTGAAATCATCAAACCGAACGCGGGACACCTGCGCGGGATTGGCCTGGCGGCGCTGGCGAATGCCGACGTTGACGCGCTGACCGTGATCCTGCCGCGCATTACCGTCCCGAACCTGACCACCCAGGACTGCAAAAGCCTGCACCTGCCCGACCTGATTGCCATGGCGGGCAAGGTGATCGGTTTTTTATCGCCGAAATCGGAACAGTAAAACTTCCGGCGGCACTGACCGTTGATGACCTGATGGCGGACGTGGCGGTGATTTTTCACTGGCCGCCGTCAGAACTGAACCCGATGACGCTGACCGAGCTGCTGGTGTGGCGTCATAAGGCCATGCAGCGCAGCGGAGCCACCGACAGTGAGTAACGTAAAGTTAGAGGTGTTGTTAAAGGCGGTTGACCAGGCGACCCGCCCGTTTAAAGCGGTGCAGAACGCCAGTAAGGCGCTGTCCGGAGATATCCGTAATTCACAAAACACGCTCAAAGACCTGAACGCCCAGGCCGGAAAGATTGACGGTTTCAGGAAATCCAGCGCGCAGCTTGCCGTCACCGGTCAGAAACTCAAAGACGCCAAAGCGGAAGCGGCGGCGCTGGCTATCCAGTTCAAAAACACCGCCAACCCGACCCGCGCCCAGGCGCAGGCGATGGAGTCCGCGAAGCGTACCGCCGCGCAGTTGCAGACCCAGTTCAACGGGCTGCGGCAGTCGGTGCAGCGTCAGCGCACCGAACTCTCCCAGGCGGGCATCAGCACGCGCACCTTGTCCGAGTCTGAACGCCGCCTGAAAACCTCCATCAGCGAAACCACCGCGCAGCTTAACCGGCAGCGTGAATCCCTGGCTCGCGTCAGCGCGCAGCAGGCCAAACTGAACGCGGTCAAAGGCCGGTATCAGGCCGGTAAACAACTGGCCGGCAGCGTGACCGGCGCGGGGGCTGCGGGTGTCGCAATAGCGACAGCGGGCACGGCGGCGGGTGTCGGGTTGCTGATGCCCGGATTCAACTTTGCGCAGAAAAACTCAGAGTTACAGGCGACATTAGGCTTAGAAAAACACTCCGCCGACATGACCGCGCTGCGCACCCAGGCGCGGCAGCTCGGCGACAACACCGCCGCTTCTGCCGATGATGCCGCCGCCGCGCAAATCATTGTCGCCAAATCCGGCGCGGACAAGGACGGCATTCTGGCGGCGACGCCGACCATCCTAAATTTGTCCCTGGCAAACAAACGCACCATGGAGGAGAACGCCACCCTGCTGATGGGCGTGAAATCCGCGTTCGGCATGACTAATGACACCGTGGCGCACATCGGCGACGTGCTTTCTACGGCAATGAATAAATCTGCCGCCACCTTTGACGGGCTGTCAGACACCATGACCTATGCCGCACCGGTGGCAAAACAGGCCGGTATCAGCGTCGAAGAAACCGCCGCGATGGCTGCCGCCCTGGCGGATGCCAAAATCACTGGCTCAATGGCGGGTACGGGCAGTCGCGCTGTCATTACCCGCTTACAGGCACCCACGGGCACCGCAGCGGCGGCGCTGGGTGAGCTGAAGGTGAAAACGGCGGACAAGAAAGGCAACATGCGCCCGCTGTTTACCATCCTGAAAGAAATGCAAAAGAGCTTTGAGAAAAACAAGCTCGGCACATCGCAGCGTGCGCAGTACATGAAAGCCGTCTTTGGGGAGGAAGCCAGCTCGGCGGCGGCTGTACTAATGACAGGTGCCTCCTCCGGCAAGCTTGATGAACTCACCAGGGCGCTGAAAACCTCGGACGGGAAAACAGAGGAACTGGTCAAGACTATGCAGGACAACCTCGGCGGCGACTTTAAGGAATTTCAGTCTGCGTATGAAGCCGTCGGCACCGACCTGTTCGATCAGCAGGATTCATCCCTGCGCAAACTGGTGCAGACCGCCACCGGCTACGTGCTTAAACTCGATAAGTGGATTGTGAACAATAAAGCCCTGGCGACGACGCTGGGCAAAATTGCGGGCGGTGCGCTGCTGATTATCGGCGCGCTCGGCGTGTTTGGCCTGGTGGCGGGTCCGGTTATCAGCGGCATTAATCTGATCGTAGCTGCTGCCAGTACGCTCTGGACAGTTCTGACCATAGCAGGCGGAGCAATAGCCACGGTTATCGGCGGGTTAAGTATGCCCCTGTGGGCTGTGGGAGGGATCATTGTTGGTGTGGGCGCGCTGTTTGTCGCCGGTGCGCTGCTTATCCGCAAATACTGGGAACCGATTAGTGCTTTCTTTGTCGGTGTGGTGGAAGGGTTAAGTGTGGCATTTGAGCCTGTTAAGGAGCTTTTCGCCCCGCTCAAGCCGATGTTTGATTCGCTCGGTGGCTGGCTGAAATCTGCCGTTCAGTGGTTCAAAGACCTGATTGCACCGGTGAAAGCGACCCAGGACACGCTGAATAATTTCAAAAACGCGGGCGTCATCGTCGGGCAGGGAATTGCCGACGCGTTTACCTGGCCTCTTAAAGCATTCAATAAACTGCGGCATGGCGTGGACTGGCTGCTGGAAAAGCTCGGCATCATCAAGGATGAATCGGCAGACATTGATAAAACGGCGGACAAGGCTGATCAGCGTTCGAAGCAATCCGGCGACGGGGATCCGCAAGCGCACCCGCTGGATAATCCAGCCCCGATTACCCCGCCGTCTGGCGGCCTGCTGGGCGGCGGTTACACGCCGGTGTCTGTTGGCGGCGGGCGCAGCTATATCGACCGCAGCACGCACCATTACACCATTGCCGCCGGTGCCGGTTTAGGCGTCCAGGATAACAGTCGTCAGATCCGCGCTGAGCTGGAAGCCCGTGACCGCGCCCGCGCCGCACAGCAACGTTCCCGCATGGATAATGATTAAGGAGATATCCGCATGATGTTAACGCTCGGGCTGTTTGTGTTTCAGTTGCAGACCGTCCCTTACCAAAGTTTGCAGCGGGACGTCGATTACCGCTGGCCTGCGAATAACCGCGTCGGCCTGCGTCCGCTGCCGCAGTTCCTCGGCGTGAATGAGGAGAAAATTACCCTGTCCGGCGTGCTGATGCCGGAAATCACCGGCGGACGGCTTTCACTGATGGCACTGAACCTGATGGCTGACGAGGGCAAGGCGTGGCCTCTGCTGGAGGGCAGCGGCACCATTTACGGGATGTTCGTGGTGAACAGCGTCAGCGAAACCCACACGGAACATTTTTCCAACGGTGCCGCCCGCCGGATTGAATTCACGCTGACGCTGACCCGCGTGGATGAATCACTGGCGGCGATGTTTGGCGATATGAAAGCCCAGGCCGACGGGCTGCTGAATCAGGCCGGTGGCCTAACCGGTCAGCTGGGAGGTCTGCTGTGATTACAGATATGACCATTGGCGCCGGTGCGCTGTTTGCGCCGGACTTCACGGTGAGCGTCGGCGGCAAAGACATCACCCGGGACGTCAGCAACCGGCTAATCTCTCTGACGCTCACAGATAATCGTGGCTTTGAGGCTGACCAGCTCGACATTGAGCTGAGCGACACCGACGGCCTGCTGGACATGCCGCCACGCGGCGCGGTGATTAATATCGCGCTCGGCTGGAAAGGTCAGGCACTGACGAACAAAGGCGACTTTACCGTGGATGAGGTGGAGCATCGCGGCACGCCGGACACGCTGACCATCCGCGCCCGCAGTGCGGACTATCGCGGCAGCCTGAATTCCCGCCGCGACAACTCCTATCACGACACGACGCTGGAGGCGGTGGTGTCTGCCGTGGCGGCGCGCAACAACCTCAAGCCCGCGATTGCTGAACCTTTCAGGGGCGTGCCGGTGTCGCACATCGACCAGACCCAGGAAACGGACGCGAAATTTATCACGCGTCTGGCGGAGCTGAACGGCGCGGTTGTCGCCATCAAGGCGGGCAGTCTGCTGTTTATCAAGCCTGGGGCAGCAAAGACGGCAAGCGGGAAGCCCATCCCGCAGATGACGATTATCCGCAGCGACGGCGACGGGCACACGTTTAATATCGCTGACCGTGGAGCCTATACCGGCGTATCGGCAAGCTGGCTGCATACCAAAGACCCGAAGCCGAAAAAAGTGAAGGTACAGCGCAAACCGAAAGTGCAGTACCTGCGCGCCCTGCAACATCCGAAGGCAAAGAAGACCAGCGCGAAAGTGCAGAAGACGCCGGAGGCTAAGGAAGGGGATTATCTGGCAGGAAGTGATGAAAACGTGTTTAACCTCACCACCATCTATGCCACGCAAAAGGCCGCCATGCGGGCAGCCCAGGCGAAGTGGGACAAACTCCAGCGCGGTGTCGCAGAGTTCTCTATCTCTCTGGCTCGCGGGCGGGCTGATTTATTCCCTGAGACGCCGGTGGCGGTGTCCGGTTTTAAATCCGTGATCGACGCACAGCCCTGGATAATCAGCAAGGTGACACACAGCCTGGGCGGCAGTGGATTTGTGACGACGTTGAATCTGGAGGTGTTGTTGTCGGATGTGAGTTATGAGGCGACGGAAAACAGCTAACCTACCTGAGCCACTCACATCAGAAGAATTCCATTTCATCGTATGGGCTCTCTTTACAGGAACGGAGCCGGCTTTCAAGATCACCGCAATGAACTTCTAACTGATGGCCATCCGGATCGAGAAAGTAAATTGACTCCCCTTCACTCTTATTGCTTTTCCACTCGACAGCACCGGCATGCTGTATTTTCTCTCGAAATGACGGCATGTCAGCTGATTCGATAGTAAAGGCGTAATGAGTGTAATCCGTCTTAGGGTCTATGGAGGTGTCTAAGGATAAACATAACCACAGGTCACCAAGTGACAGGTAAGCCCCTCTCGCCCATTTAGCCCGAGGCGTAAATCCAAGAACATCTACATAGAAACTAAAACTGCGCGGTAAATGACTGACCGCGAGAGTGAGGTGGTTCAATCCGGACAGCATAACTCCCCTTTAGATTTGATTGAGTTCTCTTGAATTACCAAGATTTTGAATAGTGTAAATCACTGTAATTTAAGATGTATGCTAAACGCGATAACATACAATGACCGCATCTGATTCAAATGATTGCATGGTGATTATTATGATGCACTGCCCGAAATGCCAACACGCAGCACACGCACGTTCCAGCCGTTATCTGAGCATCAATACTAAAGAACGTTATCACCAATGTCAGAATATCAATTGCAGTTGCACGTTTAAAACTCATGAATCGATCGCCGACATTATTGTCGAACCAGGAACAGTTCATGCTGTTCAGTTGCATCCGGATAAACATAGTCAGCAGTCTCTGCAAATGCACTGAAACCAAGCCCGCGAAAGCGGGTTTTTCTATTATAGATTCAGTGAATTAATCCAATTACATGTATACGACTGACTAAATCAAACATTTACACTGGTTTTATATACAGTAAAATTCACATTCTCAAAAAGGAGAATGTGATGAGTGTTAGAAAGCTGTCTACCGGCAAATGGTTGTGCGAGTGCTACCCGAACGGGCGCGAAGGTAAGCGGTGCCGCAGGCAGTTTGATTCCAAGGGTGAAGCCTTAGCCTTTGAGACTTACACCATGGATCAGGCAAAGAACAAACCGTGGCTTGGTGAGAAGGAAGACCGGCGGAAGCTGAGCGAACTGGTTGAACTCTGGTACAGCCTGCACGGCTGCTCTCTGAATGATAAAAAGGGACGACTAGGCAAACTAAGGATTATCAGCGCAGGTATGGGTGACCCGATAGCCAGCATGATCACACCGAAGGACTGGGCACACTATCGCGATCAGCGGCTGCGCGGTGAAATCGATAACGGCTACAGTACCAGTCTGGCTACCAGGAAGGTTTCAACCGGTACGGTGAACTGCGAGCACGCTTTTTTACGGGCGGTGTTCAATGAGCTGAAACGCCTGGGGGAATGGTCGTTGCCTAACCCGCTGGAAAACATCCGCGAGTTCGACCAGCCGGAACGTGAAATGGCATGGCTGACTCAGGAACAAATTCTGCAGCTCATGGCAGCATGTGAGCAGCATGGAAATGACGAATTAACGCTTATCGTTAAAGTCTGCCTTTCAACCGGCGCACGCTGGAACGAGGCGGCAAAAATCAAAAGCTCGCAGATTTCTCCCTATAAATTCACCTTCATCAATACCAAAGGTAAAAAGAACCGTACCGTTCCCCTCGCCCGCCCTCTCTATGATGAATTGATCGCCCGTAAAGGCACTCCCTTCTCACCCTGCTATAAGCAGTTTTATCGGGTGATCAGGCTGGCCGGCATCGAACTGCCGGAAGGTCAGATGACGCACGTCCTGCGTCATACGTTCGCCAGTCACTTTATGATGGCCGGTGGCAACATCATCGTGCTGCAGCGCATCCTCGGGCACTCAGATATCCGGGTCACTATGCGATACGCGCACTTTGCTCCGGATCACCTGGAAGACGCTATTTACCTTAATCCATTAGCTCAAATAATGTAAAATGGTTATATACCTCAACACGCTGTCGTACTGGAAGTTGATTTATCCGGCAATAAAGAGTCAGCTTCTATCAGATAATTATTTGCATAAGGATGATCAAAAGTGCCAGCATTAACGCATGCTCAATTGACAATGTTAGAGGCCTATTCAGGGGCATTTTCGGAAGTAACCCCTACAGAAGCTTCCCATGATGGCAGTATCACAATTGATCGGTTTGAAAAAGAGGTGTTATCGCAAAAATACCTCCTTCAAAACTTCAAGCGACGTGGGGGCACTTTCGAGGATATGCTCCCTGATCGTTATAAATTCAATGTATTTTCGCCTCCTAATATATGGGGTTTTAGGACTCTAGAACTTCCTATTGTTTACCCGAAAGCAGAAAAAAGTGAACTTCGACTCTATATGCAGAAATCCTTTGGGTTTGGGTGTAATCCGCACGATTTTTTTCTTATTTTTAATCGCCGCTCAGAACCCTATCCAGTTGTTGGGTTCATACCTCGAGAAAGTTGGGACGAATTTTGGCTCATTATTTCAAGAATGGCTGACCAACGATTTTCAATTAGAAATCAAGACCAAGACGATTCTGCATATCAACAGGAAGTACTTTTATCTCAGGCTGGGGAGCCTGTTCATGAAACACGAATGCGGCAACCTCGCGATCCTTCGATTGCAAAACAAGCTCTTGAAAATAGTAATTATCACTGCGATTTTGATAGCACCCACTTCTCGTTTATCTCCCCTGTAACTTCAAGACAGTATATGGAGGCCCATCATTTAATTCCGATGTCTTACCAATCCAGTTTTTTTTACTCGCTTGATTTTATTGGCAATGTTGTTTCTCTATGCCCAACCTGCCATAAAAAAATTCATTTAGGCATGGCGGAAGATAAAAGAAATATGTTGCTGACACTGTGTAACAAAAAATCGAGTCTCCTCCAAACCTATGGAGTTGATTTTGAATCGCTCTGTAGTTTTTATAATGCTTAAAAATGCAAATTTTAGCCCGCAATCCTCTTTAGGAACTGCCCTAGGTGTTCACTTTCCTTGCTGCGCACTACAGGATTATCAGGTGGCGACAAAGTGGCGGCAGAAAGTCCTAATAAGTAACATTGCGGATAACAGGAAGTGGTGTAAGTGGTTGTTTTAATGATAAGTCATTGATTTAAAAAACAGGCAAAAAAAATACCGAATACGATTCCTATATTCGGTCTAGGGAAATGGCTCTTGGGAGAGAGCCGTGCGCTAAAAGTTGGCATTAATGCAGGCGGTTAAGCCGTACAACTTAAAGAATAGACGACAGATGACTAATTT